GGCAATAAGCTATCATTAAGTGAAGCTAAAAATGTTTTACAGTTTATACCCATCAAACATAAATTAGAAGATATTGAAACTTATGGAGTTAATGATATCGGTTTACCATCAACCATCCTGCAACAATCATGGCTCAAAGTTTTAAAATTAATCCCACTACAAGATAGAGAATATTTAAGAGCATGTTTACGTAATGGAGAAAAGTTTCAAGATAAACCTAAAATAATAATTAGTACCATCCATCAAATTAAAGGTGGTGAAGCTGATAATGTATTATTATTGACAGATATGGGCAAAAAAAGTTTTGATAATATTTATAGTGATGAAGAATTAAGAGTTTGGTATGTGGCGATAACTAGGGCAAAAAATAAACTATACATCGTACAACCAAGAACTTTGAAACACTTTGATTTTAACTGACGTAAAATAAATGTTGTAATTAAAATGATTTTAAATAATACTAACAATATTGAGAAAGGAATAAATTATGCATTATATTAAAAAGTATATTGAGGCTATAGATGTAGCTGAAATAACAACACAAGAAAAGTACGATCTATTAAAAAAAGATTATTATGAATATATAGATTATACTGTAAAAGCTATGGCACAACAAGAACGTATGTTGAACATGGTACAAGGTTTTTTAACTTCACAAGATAATATTCTATCTAAACTTAAAGACGAGGAGGGAGCAGACAATGGCGATATATAAATTATTTTTAAAAAAGTATGCTAGTAATCAACTTAGCACTGTGGCTTGTTTTGATACAATAACTCAAGCTAAAGACGATCCTAAATCAGGTATACTAATTAGGAACATTAACGACCTAATTGATAACTACAGTACAATAACTTCTGAAGATATGGTAGAACTTTATAACAGTTATACCGATAGAACAAAAGTTAAAAAGGTTAGAAGATTCGCTGACCGCAGAACAGGTGCTGAAAGATTAATGAACCTTTTTGAAAAATTAAGAACTGAAGGTATTATCCGTAAGCTTGACCCAGAGCCTACTAATAAAAAACCTAAAGCTAATAGGAGTCTAAATGGTGAAGAAACTCGTGGACGTAAGTCATTCTTTAAAGGTAGAAAACTTACCACAGACCTAATAGTAAACCCAAGACGTAGAGAAAGTCATGGCTTCAGCTCTTTAGATATTGTAATAAAAAATAAAGGGTTAACATATGAAGATTTTATAGCTAAAGGTGGTAGACGTCAAGACCTAGCATGGGATCTTGAAAAAGGTAGAATTAGGTTCAAGAGATGATTATCTATGGTGCAGGTATGGGTGGGTTATTAACTGCTAATATGTTACGCAGATATAATCCAATAATAAAAGAAGGGCAACCTTCACTACCCAACAACCATGACGCATTGTTAAGGTTTAGATCTGATAAGGTAGCTATAGCCACTGGCATCCCTTTTAAAAAAGTAAAAGTTAGTAAGGCTATAAAGTATGAAGGTAAGTTAATTACTAAACCTGATTTATTTTTAAGTAATAAATATTCTTTAAAAGTAACAGGTGCTTATTATGATAGGTCTATTAGTAATCTTGAACCAGTACATAGATACATAGCACCTTTAAAATTTATAAGCTTAATGGCTAATAGTTTAAATATCGAGTATAATGAAATTTTAAATTATGAAGCTTGTAACAATTTTAGAGAGCCTATTTTATCTACAATACCTATGCCGACTATGATGAAGATAATTAGTTGGCCAAATAAACCTGATTTTAAGTTTAAGACTATTTGGTCTAAAAGAGCTGTTATAACTAATCCTAAAACATCTTTGTATCAGACTGTTTATTATCCTAGTGATGTAACAGATTGTTACAGAGTATCAATAACTGGTAATGTAGTTATGGCAGAGTACATTTCTAGACCAACAAAAGATGGCTCAGATATTTTTAGTTTTTTAAAAGATGATTTTGGTGTAAAGCCATATGAGTTAAAATACATAACAGTATCTGAGATGAAGTATGGTAAACTTTTACCAATAGAAGAAAAAGTTCGTAAAGAATTTATTTTATACTTAACACAAAAGTATAATATTTTTTCTGTGGGTAGGTTTGCTACATGGAGACAGTTATTGCTTGATGATATTGTTGATGATATAAATGTTATTGATAATATGATTGGTGATAATTATTTAATTCAACTACACAGTAAGAAAGGAATATAACATGAGAGAATACATACAACTATTTATAGGCATTGTAATATTTGTCATAGTAATAAAATTTTTAGGAGGGTGTTCTTATAGCTTTAACTCTCCTGAC